AATCTTAACACTTTCACTGGTCCAATTTAACACTGCTGGGTTATTATCGCAAAAATTCATAAAAGCAAATTCCCAACTACTACGATAAGTGGGTGTGCGTTTGCCCATATATTTTTCTGGATTTTTGACTGTGTATTTTCCGTTAGCGTATTTGGCCATTATGCGAGTATGGTTCTTTGTATGTATTTGCCAGTGCGAGGACTATTAGTTAATCCTAATAGGCTGGTGCCAACGCGATTGAGATTAAGTAACATGGTTAAGTATGCGTCTAGTTCACTGAGATTATTGTAAGGAACGCTGGGTCCTGGTTTGGCGTATTGATTGCCGCTGCTAGACCAAGTTCCTGTTTGAGAATTATATACATCAGTATCAACTGCGTCTTTGTTGGTTTCACTAGAATAAGTCGGACTTGTTAGTCTATTTTTATCGCTGAATTTTTTCAACTGTTCAACTACTGCTACTGGATCTAAACTCTGTTGTATACAAGTATACACAACAGCGCCTGCAAGAGTTTTTCCTGTTTCCTTATCTCCGGTGATCATCTGGAAATACGCGACTACAGCATCATTTTCGCCAGGTCCGACATTTGATTGTTGCACATAGAAATTGTTAAAATACTGCTGAGTTTGACTTGTGCCGTTTCCGGTTGGTAGATTTCCTGATGTAGCTGACATATTCTTTATCCTTATACGTCTGTTCGACCTTGATTGCTCGCACCAAAAATACCAGAAGTAGCTTTACTGATACCTTGTTGAACTGATCCGCTGGTTGGCACGAAAATACTGCTCAACGGATTACGACCTTTCATGATACTTTCACCTATTTGGCTCAGATCTAATGCAGGTGCTTGTTTAAGTTGTGTATTTGTTCCTGTAAGTATGTTTGTGGCATTTATTACATTCTGCACTGTGCTGCCCAAATCGCCATTTTCAATACTGTTCAGGATACTGCCGCCAGCACCAATAAGTGCGCCGAGATTACGTAATGGACTTGAGGTTTGATCATAATGCACTTCAGCAAAGCCCAATACTGTGCCATTGCTTACGGGTCCTGTGTCATATAACACACTTTCATAGTTCACTGTCATTGAATGTTCCAATGGAGCATACGCACCAGATTCATGTTGACCGTGTTGAAAAATTTGTATCATTGGACGGATAAGATAATAACTGCTGAAACGTTTTTGATGTAGACTATAGATTCTTATACTGGTGATAAAAGGAATATTACCAGCTAGATCAGTTTTGGGACTGTAACCCCAATTTTGTTGTTGTCGCTGTTTATACTTGCTGTCATCTTTAAAATTCTCAATAGGATAATCGCTGTCTCTATAGTAGTAACTATAGTAATTATACCAAAACTTACGTACTATATCAGCACTGTCATCATGGAAGGTAATAGTAACTGGATCATATGTGACTTTTTCCTGTTGGATAGTTTTTCTATTGTATGCATTGTGTGTTTTTGTAGCCATTGTGAACTTAGGTAGCTGTACCTGCTTAGCCATAAGTCCTGTTTCTATCTGACTCAGCGAGTCCATATTAGATATGTTTTGATTAACATCAATGAACACATGGAATAGATTATTTAATTTAGGACTAAGTCTATATAGGCCATCAATAAAAGTCCGTGCGGCATGTTGGTAATCGCGAATATTTCTATTAGGTGCGATTGACTGTAATATATCTCCAAAGATATTGTTTTGTGACATAGTCGTTTCCGTTTTATATATTTATCAGATAAAAAAAGCCCGGTTTTTTACGCCGAGCTTTTTGAGTTGTTTCGTCTGGGTTAACCAGTGATTACTGTGCCTAGTGTTCTTGTTAATGTGGCACCAATGCCAGAACCTGTAGGTGTTTGTAGTGCGTTATCGTAACGGATAGTTAATGCGATAGTCACTGGATCATTTGTAGCATAGTTAACATCAGCATAATCAGCTGTGCTTAGATAGCAACCATATAGTTCCCAAGTTTCAAGAATGTTTGGAGTATTTGTGCCGTTACCACCATCAAGGATTTCAAGCACAGTAGTAAATTTATAATCAATACCTGAACTTGCAGAACTTTGTTCGAAGAAGTCGTATTGTTTCTGCATCTGTTCACCAACACGTTTGCTAACTTCACCGCCCGAATCATCACGTAGATTACAAGTGACTTCTGCCCAGGTTGGTTTGCCAGCTAGGTAAACTTTACTGTTGTAAATAGGAATTTCAATTGGATCAAAGCTCACACTAGGACGTTTAAAGTCCATAACTTGTTTAGTTAACTCTGTGCTGGGTTGTGTAACACCAAAATTTAAAAAAGTCACGCGAAAGCGAAACTTTAATTTAGGCATTAACAGACCTTGTGAACTAGCACTTTGATTGGTGCTCAAGGGCACTGTAAAATTTGTTAATGATGCTACTGACATCTTATTTTCCTTTTAATACTATAATAGTATTTACCTGTTTTTACCTAACTTGGGAGGAGGATCTCTCCTCCCATTAAGTGCGTATATTAATTAATAGTTAAAGCCGCGCCAGTGTTTTGTAATCGAACCGGAATATAAATGAACTCGATTGCTTTAACTGGTTGTATCGCAATATCAATCCATAACTCGTTGTTGTCAATTCTAACAGGAGTATTGTTTGTTGTATCACAAACTACCAAGAAGTCATAAATCGCACGTTTAGCAACCAAGTCATTGAACACACTGTCAAATACTGATTTAACTTGGCTACGTGTGATCGTGTCATTTGGTTCAAATATGAACGGGCTTGCAACTCTAGCTAAAACTGTTCTTAGATAAACTACTAGTCTTGCTACATTGATACGGTCCATCGCACTTGCTTGAGCAGCACGTGTTTTTTGACCGTATGCCACTAATCCAACACCTGGTAATACTGTGATTGGATTTACTCTGTCTTGATATAATACATCACGCAAACCAGCAGTTACACCGATCGATTTAAATGTATTGTTATCACTTGTATCAATATAACCAATAGCTGTAACGTTGTCAATTAAACCACGACGCACCCCAGCTGGAGCAAACCATGGATAACTTACTGCATCTGAACGAATAAATGTTCTTAGCATCATATGGCTTGGTGGAACAACTACGCTCTCACCATCTAAATTAGTAGCTAGACCACTTGGATAGTAAACACCTAGATATTCACTGTTACTAACTAGACCTTCTTCACCATTGTCTGTTGCTAGGTTAGTGTTATTAGCCCAAGCATTGATTGTTGTTGAGTCACTTGTTAAATCTAACGGACTGTCACCAATGATAAATGCAGTGTTAACGCGATCATTGTTTAGTGTGATCATGTCTTGGATGAGTTCTGGGTATCCCGGACAGCAAATTAAGTTAAACTGTGTTTGTTCTTCACGTAAGGCTGTGCTTGAAGCAACTGCTGATTTCAATGCTTCAACTACTGTCGAACGTTGTGCTTTAGTTCCAAAGTAAGGAACTGCTGTTGTAGGATCAACACCACTTTGTGTGAACCAAGTTGCAGCTTCTGTGCCTGTCACTGTAGCTAGTTGAGCACTAGTAAAGCCTACACTTTCAAAACGTTTAACGTTGTATCCACTGCGGCGTGTGTTAAACAATATGGTTCCGCGTGCATATAGTTGATATGCTGGACAATCTGGATCTTTATAATCACTAGTGATTAAGCTAGTGATTGTTGGTAGACTGCCTGTGATAACATCTACGTTACCTGTAGCTGACCAACGTGCATCTGCAAATACTATACCATCGGCACTAACATCATCAGCATTGTCTATCAGGACCCAACTATTTACTGTACCACCACCGCCGTTGCTTGCTGTATATCGATAGATAACAGGATAATTAGCGAGATCGGCATCACTTGTAGAAATCCACAAGTCACCTGCTGCTAATTGGCTTGTTCCATCGCTTTGTGTTAGTGGTTGACTAGCTGCGAAAATTGGACCATTGGGGTCTGTTGCTGTCAGATCAGCACCGCGTGCATCATTAGCTACATTACGGTAACCTTTCCATGCGCTACCATCATTGATCATGATGTCAGCTACTAATGGATCGCTGTAGTACCATAATGTGTCATCTCTTGGATCACTGTATGGTGCTGTTGCTGAATATGTATAAGTTAGCTCAGTGAACGGACTTGCTAAGTATAAAACA